GTTATGAATATTATTTACAAGGTAACATTATGAAATACTTGTGGAGATATAGATATAAGAATGGTGTAGAAGATTTAAAGAAAGCACAATGGTATCTCAATGAATTAATTGATGAGCTAGAGAAAGATGAAAGTTAAAGTAATGATGACTCTGCACATAGATGCAGAAGAGTATCCTATCCCTGCAGATGGCAGGGTAGATGATGAGATGGAAGAATATATCCATGAGACTTTTCACGAAATAGAGGGAGTGAAAGTTAAAAACATAAAAGTAGTAACAGAGGAGACATGAATGCAAAACTATTTACCAACTGATTATCAGAATTTTATTGCTCTTTCTAGATATGCAAGATGGAAAGACGATGAGCAAAGAAGAGAAACTTGGAGTGAAACTGTAGACAGATATTTTGACTACATGGAAAACCACTTGAAGAAGAAGCATGGTTATACTTTAACCAAAGCGTTAAGAGAAAAATTAAATGATTCTATATTGTCACTAGGAACTATGCCTAGTATGAGAGCATTGATGACTGCAGGTGTGGCACTCGACAGATGTCATGTCGCAGGATATAATTGTAGTTATATACCTGTAGATAGTCCACGTTCTTTTGATGAATGTATGTATATACTTATGTGTGGCACAGGTGTAGGCTTCTCTGTTGAAAGAGAGAATGTAGATAAGTTACCTACAGTTAACGAACACTTTGAGAAAAGCACTACAGTAATCACAGTAGCAGATAGCAGACCCGGATGGGCAAGAGCCTTACGTGAGTTGATAGCTATGTTATATGTAGGACAGATACCTTCTCTTGATGTGTCACAGGTTAGACCTGCAGGTGCTAGACTCAAGACGTTTGGTGGTAGAGCATCAGGTCCTCAACCTTTAATTGACCTATATAATTTTTGTATAGCTATCTTCAAGAAATCAGCAGGAAGAAGATTATATCCTATTGAGTGTCATGATATCATGTGTAAGATAGGAGAGGTTGTAGTTGTAGGTGGTGTTAGACGTTCTGCATTAATTAGTTTATCTAATCTTAATGATGACCAAATGAGACACGCAAAGTCAGGTCAATGGTGGGAGAATGAAGGACACAGAGCATTGGCTAATAACTCTGTAGCTTACAAAGGTAAACCTGATATGGGTACATTCATGAGAGAATGGTTAGCCTTGTATGAATCTAAGTCAGGAGAACGTGGTATATTTAATCGTAAGTCTGCCAAGAAAAAAGTAGAAGAGAATGGTAGACGTAAGCCTGACTATGCCTTTGGATGTAATCCATGTAGTGAGATTATACTTAGACCTTATCAATTCTGTAATCTTACTGAAGTTGTTTGCAGAGAAGCAGACCATCTAGATATTCTGAAAGAAAAGGTTAGACTTGCTACCATACTAGGTACATTTCAATCCACTCTTACAGAGTTTAAGTATCTTAGGAAAGTGTGGAAAGAAAATACAGAAGAAGAAAGATTATTAGGTGTATCTCTTACAGGCATATTAGATTGTTATCTTCTTAACAATGGCACGAAAGAATCTATACAAAGGATTTTACTAGAGTTAAAAGAAGTTGCAGTCGAAACTAATTTACAAATATCTAAAGTATTAGGTATACCACAGTCAACTGCTATTACTTGCATCAAGCCATCAGGAACTGTATCACAGTTAGTGGATAGTGCATCAGGTATTCATGCTAGACATAGTGATTACTATGTTAGAACTGTACGTGGAGATAATAAAGACCCACTCACACAGTTTATGAAAGAAGCAGGTATACCTATAGAGCCTGACATTACTAAGCCTGATAGTGTATCTGTGTTTAGTTTTCCTATGAAGTCACCTATCGGTGCTATTACTAGAACTGCTATGACTGCTATAGAACAGTTGGATTATTGGCTTATGTTTCAAAGATATTGGTGTGAGCATAAACCATCTGTCACTATCTCTGTTAAAGAGGATGAATGGATGGAAGTAGGTGCATGGGTGTACAAAAACTTTGATGAAGTATCAGGTATATCCTTCTTACCTTTTAGTGAGCATACGTATAAACAAGCTCCTTATCAAGATATAGATGAGAATGAGTACAAGGAACTCATGAAGACTATGCCAAAGGCTATTGATTGGAGTAAACTAAAAGACTTTGAGAAAGAGGATACGACAAATGGTAGCAAAGAACTCGCCTGTACTGCAGGTGTATGTGAAGTCGTTGACATTGAGGCTAGTTAATGCTATAGTCTTAATTCCTATCCTTGCATACCTGCTTACCTTAGTGTTTGCAGGTATCGTGGGTAGTGAGGCACTTGAGGGTAGCATGATTGAAGAATACTTTTATTGTATTGCTCTCTTAATTTTAATATTAATTATAAAGGAGATTAGATATGTTATCACCATCAGTAGAAGACAGAAAAAAGTTTGACATTGACCTAGAGTATGGCAAAGTTAGAGAAGAACTTGTAGCTAATATGTTACAAGATAAAAAGATAGAAGTTAAAAGTGAAAGAGACAAGTGGCAGAAGACAGGAAACATAGCGATAGAATACGAATCATATGGTAAGCCTAGTGGTATCAACGCAACAGAAGCAGACTATTGGTTTCATAATCTATGCATAGGAGACAATGTATTCTGTACACTTGTATTTAGTGTAGAGAATCTAAGAAAGTTAATAGATAACTTAGATTACAAACGTAGTGTATCAGGTGGAGACCATAACGCATCAAGAATGTATTTATTAAAACTTGATAAGTTATTTTCTTCTGATGTAATTAAACCATTTAAAGGAGAGTAGTATGAGAGATATAATGTTAAATGCATTGAAGTCTTTTTATGTAGGTAATATAAATAGACACATAGCAAACGTAGAAGTATATCTAAGAATGACTGTGGGTATAGGAGAGCATTCAGATATACAAGAAACTATTGATAAAGAAATAGAAAAGATTGCTCAGTTCGATGATAGATTGGCAATGGTAATGAAATATTTTGAAAGGAAACAGGAAGATGAAAAAAAAGAAGAGAAACCCAAGTCTAAGTAAATATGATGCACCCCTACGCATTCAGTTTGAACGTGGGGTGAATGCCTTCAAAGGCAATCAATATATTAGAAATGTTAATGGTCATAAAATTATAGCTACAGTTAGTCCTTATAATTCTAACACCATGCAACATAGAGAATGGCAGAGAGGTTATAACTCTGCATTCTTTAAACAGTTAGAGAAAGTAAAACGTAATGAATCTAGAAGAAGAAGCCAAGAGGTTCATGCAGGGTAGAAGACAACCTGTAAGTCCTCTTGATGATATAATTAAAAGATTAGAGAATGTTAATAAACAATTAGAATTAATATTTAAGAAAGTGAAAGAGTTGAATGCAAAAGATAACACCAACACATGACCTGTCTTGGTATTTAAAATGGACAGGGTCGTTCTTAATCATGTCAGGTATAATATGTAGGTCAGTGGGTGTTTTGCCTCTGTACGACCTTGTATCGTCTTGTATTGGTACAGGATTACTAGCAGGTATGGCTTACCTATGGCATGACAGAGCCTTGCTCATGGTAAATGGGGTAGCTTGTGCAGCGTTAGCTATGGGAATATTGAGATACTTATTTGTTTAAACTAGCACAGATATTTTGGTACACTCTGCACATAGTTACGTGTCTATTTATTATTGTAGGTAATGGTAGGTTGTTAGGATTGTGGTGATTACATGGTAGTAGCAGACAGAACATTACCCATAATTTTACCAACTAATAGATGGTTTCTATCAGGCTCTGCCTCTTGCATCTCCATCACTGTCATACCATATTTTTCCATGTAGTATTCATCTGCTAGTTTTCTTCTATCAGAACCTAGCCTACTCCATTGTGCTCTATCAAAAGCAGTGAATGCTTTACCTTCTAATTTAGCTTCATTCTGTGCCTCTGCCTTACCTATTTCCTTAGATATATTTCTATATAATTTTAAATAGTTTAAAAGCATGGCTTTCTTTTTAACATCAGATAAATTTTGATACTTCTCAGACTCTACAATCTTTTTTACTTCTTTATCTACATATTTACCCATATATCTTTTAACAAAAGCATCTGCAGATTTATCCCCTGTGGAAGGAACTACATTATAAGTTTCTAGTCCAAACTTTACCAACTCTTTTTCTACAGGGGTTCTTTGCATTTCTTTTCTTACACCTGTCAACTGAGTTCCTAGAGGACTTTGCCTATATATCTTACCTTCTCTAGTAGCACTCTCTAATTCAGGATAATATTCTTTTACAAAAGGCAAGTTACGCATGATTGAATTAGAGAAAGCACTCATGCCTCTTTCACTAGCACCTGAACCATCAATCTGATTGAAGTCTCTTATAACTGCTTCTTCTTTATCAAAAGCAGCCACTACATCTCTAACAATTCTTCCCGGAGTTATAGCACCACCAACAAGTTCTCCAAGATATCCACCCATATACTCTGCAAGTTTTTCACCTGTTATATCTGTTAATCCTGTAGGACTTCTAAGATTCTTATAAAATGATTCTATCATATAAGAACTAGAACCAGTTCTAAACTGTGCTCCTGTTATACCCTCTAACAAATCTTTCGTGTCTATCTTATCTAACTCATTGTTATCCCATTTAACAATAAAGTCTGCAACAATTAAGTATGGAGCTAATGGAAAGAAAGGTCTCATATCTGCAGTTCTTCCATCCTCTGTTTTAGATTCATACCATTTAACATCTTGATTGTTAGACCTGTGATAAATAGCAGCTTGTAAAGCAGCATAACCTACCATACCTTTAGCAAGTTGTTCTCTCGCTTTGTTAAACTGTCTTTCACCTGCCTTAAAATCACCTTTTAAATATTTACCTAGACCACCCACACTGTTTAATGTAGCACCAACAAAACTTACAGGACTATATTGGAATTGAAACTGCATTGCATTCGTCATAAACCTTGCAAAAGGAAAAGCACCTGTACCTGCAGGAACACCAACAAGTCCGGGTAAAGGTCCTAATGCTTCGTTAAATTTTATAAAGTTATAAGCAATACCATCCCCTACATATTTCTTAGAGTTTTGTTTAGGCATACGAGAGAATGTAAAAGATAATGCATCTTCTACTGCATCACCTACTAGTTTGGTAGGTAGAACTGTACCTTGTCTATGCACATCTGCTAGATTAGTTCCCATACGTCTTAATTTTTTGTCTATTGAAGCAGTGA